TCCATTTATAGTTCCTGAGTTCTTTAATAGTATTGATACTGTCTTTTGTTACGAGTAGCTTATATCGTTTTAACATATCGATTCCTATATTAATACTATCTCGTCCTTTGACCGCAGGTTTTATATTCCAACCCATTCGATAAATCTCTTCTATTGATTTTGGTTCTGCACTGTCAGCATAAATCTCTTCCCGTCTACCAATTTTTAATCTAGATAGTTCGTTAGATATGTCTCTGTTTGTCATTCCGGTGCGATATACGAGTTCTTTAATATATAAAGTAGTATCGTGTAGGAAAACTGAAACAAGTGTCGTAGGGTCGTTTGTATAGCCAAAGTCCATTCCATATCCTAAGTGCCTTGCGTATGTAGGTATTTGGTCGCATAGCTGAGCATCGAAAATAGTTGCCATAGATTTACCGACTTCTCCTAAGCCGTAAACTCTCCAATAGTTCTTGTCTGTTTCTTTTAAGCGTTCTATCTCTTGAATAATCGTCTCCGGTAAAAAGTGATTATCTAAATAAGTTGTTATGTGAAATTCTGCATCGTCTCTCGTTTTTACTTTTTCATATATCCAATGAAACTCATCTGACGGATTGTAGTCTAGTATTATTCTGCCGGTCGTCCTGAAAACTAACTGTTGCCAATCCTCCCAATTTAACTCGTTAGCTTCATTTATAAATAGCAAATTTCTTTTACGACCTCTAACTTTCTGCGGTTGGTCTAAGGATATAAACTCTACTAAATTATTATTAAGCCTATATTCTCCCGAAGACTTATTGTGAAATGTCTCGCTATAAAGATTATGCTCTTTTAAAATATCAAAGAAATCTCTCATAGCCGAAGTTCTTAAAGCCGGAAATGTTTTACGACATATCGTTACGGTCTTACCGGACTCTTGCAAACAGTAGTAAAAAATTATCCATATTAGGATATTAAATGTTTTGCCTGACCTCGTACCGCCTTGCTCTATTACAATACGTTTATCGGAATTTATAAGGTGCTTACATACTACGTTAGTCTTTATTGTCTTCAACTATCTCTATTCTAAAATGATTTTCGTTACCCAAATCTATTTCTTGTCTTTCGACATATCCACGTTGTTTTCCTTGCGTCTTTAAATAAAAGAAGATACTACTCTCTTTTTTAGATTTAATATTTTCTAATAGCATACTCTCGGCAAAGTCTAAACAAATGTTTTTTACATTATCTACTCTCGCTTTGTAATCATCGTCTTGTCGATACCATTTATAATGCGTCTCTCGGCTAACCTCAGCTTTTTGACAAGCTACCGATACAACCCCTAGACTTTTCTCTAGAGACTTAATCATTACATTTTTTTTAGTGTCAGTTTTTGTCATTGTAGTTCTGATTTTTTAAGTGCAAACTCTTCCATACAATGCGGACACATTACGTCGATTGTTTGGTCTAAAGCCTGAGTGTTTATATTAGTCATTTGACCAAATATTTTTTCTTCTGTGTCTCCTATGTTTTCAGTCGTAATATCATTTACGTTAAATCCTACTGAATCCTCTAGCCAATTATTTAAATTAATATTAGGAAAGAACGTCTGCATATCTTCATTGTTGTTTATCTCTCGCATTTCTAATACTAATTCCTCATTGTCCCACATTGTTAATTCGTGAGTTTTGTTGTCTGCGATACGATATTCTTTAACTTCTTTTTCTCCTAAATAATCTACAACGATTACAAACGCTTCTTTGTAGTCTAACTGCATTAAAGCAATATAACGTGCGTGTCCGGTAATGATAACATTATTTTGGTCTATGTTAATTGGTTGCGTATAGCCGTATTTCTTAATAGACTGTTTTAAGGCCTCTACTGTTTTATCGTTTTTACGAGCGTTTCTCCAATATGGTTTTATCTCAGATAATTTTTTCTTTTGGATATTCATTCTTAAATTGTTTTTTAATTAGTAATTGATTCTTAGTTTCCCAAGACTTTTTATATTCTACGTCTTTAAATAGTTTGCTGAATCCGGTTATGTGTTTTAGTCTAATCAGTTCCTCAGACTCCATACCTAACTCATTACAAATGTCCGCATCTTCCCAACCGTTCTCTAGCATTTCAAATACCATACTAGACATTCCGTTTATTGAATGTTTACCTCTTGCTCGGTTATGCCGGACAGTCGAAGCCATACGGTCGTTTATATCTTTTTCTATAACTACAATAGGCAGACGTCCCATATTCCTATTTAAAATATCCTCATTTGATTTACAAGTCAGGTATCTATGAAATCCGTCCACAATAACATAACGGTCGTTCTCGTCGTCTCGCACCGTAACTACCGGCTGAGTATAACCGTCGTGTAATATTGAAGTGTATAATAATCTCATTTCATTTGTCGCAACGCTATTAGGGTTATAATCATTTGACGTTACTTGTTCGATAGGAACCCAACGTATTCTAGATACCGGCTGAGACTTTAAAGGACTTATCTCAAACAAGTGTTGTTGTATCTTTTCTATTTCTAATAAAAGCTCTTCGCCCTCTAGTTTTTTAAGGTATTTTAATTTATCCATTTATATATTTATTTGTGTCAGTCCAAGCGTTTGTTATTCCCCGTTTCCATTTTCTCCAAGTATCTACGTCGGGGTGTCGCTCATAGTTAGTTATTTTTGTAAACTCAAAATCGTTAGCCAAAATTGACTGTACTTGTACTTTATGTAATTTATCTTTATGAAATGCAAAATCATATTTATCGTCTAATCTTTTAAACTTTTTTCGGAAGATCAAACGATGCTTTTCGTCTGTAATAAGATTCTCTAGTAAATGGTCTCGGTATTCTTTCCAATCTTTAAACATATAAGGCAGTTTCTTTACCTTTAAGAAGTTGTCGCGTCCGAGCCTACCGGCAGTACTTATTCCTGATAATCTCTTTGTAAGTTTGTTCCACGTTTCCTTTTCTACTTCCTCTAAATAATACAAGGACTCGACAGATGTTTCGTGATGTAAATTACTTACACGCATACTCTTTATAGATATTCCGTGTTGAAATTGGTAATCATATATTTTAGTATAAGACCAATCGTTGTCGTGAATTGATTTCCAAACGTCCGTAAAACTCCAATCGTATATCGGATAAAAAGTATAGTGTTGCATTTTACGATTTAGCTTCTTGCCGTATGTTATGTATTTATATGTCGCGTCGCTAGTAACTGCTAGAAATCGTGTCGGACTTTCCTCTGTTCTAATACCGGCTAAGTAACAAGCCTTTTCGTTTTTAAAGTGATGTTCAAATATAGCCTGAAACATATCGTAAAATCTATCTGTCCCGTATATATTTTCTTTAAATGAAAAATCTTCTTTTGAACGCATCCAATTTCCCTCGTCTTTTGGACTCCAACACTCTAGCCAATGGTCTGTATTAGACGTCGCATTAAATAGCCTAATTGGTATTTGAAACCACATTGGGTCTACTCTTTCGTCTAACATTATCTGTCTCACATAATCAATTACGTTTTGCCATTCAGCCTCTTGGTCTAAAAACATTACTTTTAATGGTAGCCGGTCTCTTTCCTCTGCTACTTTTAACGCTAGATTTAAAACTACCGTACTATCCTTGCCACCGGAAAAACCAACAACGACGTTATCGAACTCGTCAAACAAATAGTTTATACGTTCTAACGCTGAGTCGTAGACGTTTTTGTGTTTATATAGCAACGCTCCATTTCTCATTTAGTAATTCTGTTTACATTATTTAAAATTAAATTCTGTTTAGCATAGGTACATAATTCTCTTAATGCTATTGCGTAACTCACTTTTTCTTTTGAATCCATACTACAAGCTAAATAATATTTTGCATCTTTTGATTTTGCGTATAATTGGTGCGGACTATGTGTATCTAATAAAAATATAGTTCCTTCTTTTAATTCGGTTTCAATTTTGTCGTGTCCTCTTAAAACAAAATTATCTACTTTAATAATTAATTGCCAAGAATATCTAGGGTATCTTGGGTCTGTGTGTAATGGTGTAGATTTTTTTACTCCAATCCAATGCGGTTTTGATGTATTTTCTGCGCCACCCCACGTTTTTAATTGATGTTGAGCTTTAGCATTTAATACAGAGTTAAAATCTTCTTCATTAAAAATACTTAAATCAATTAACTTTAAAGGTATTTGATGTTTTTCAATAATCGGATTAGATAATTGATTTTTTTTTAAAGGTGTTTCCCATTTTACATTCATAACATTATAGTTTAAAAGTTTTACTTTGTCTTTTACTACTACGTCTACTATCAATAGCACTTTTTCCAACAATATGGTCTACTAGATTGGGACACCAATTTAAGTAGTTTATTTTATTTCTTTTAAAATATTCTGCCATCAATAAATCGGTTGGTGCTTTGTCTCCGTCTTTACATAAATTATACCATTCATTTTTTAAAGACAAAATTCCTTTAGCTACACCTTTTGGTAGGTAATAACATTGTTGCATCATAAATTTACTTCCTGATACATACCTAGTTCCTATGGTTAAATCGTCTTTACGCATACTAAAAAACTGTATAACATCATTAGGGTTTTTTTTAATAACAGAATTTAATTTATTTATAAAATTTGATGTAAGTATGATGTCGTCGTCAAATTGAACTGTTGGATTGTCTCCGGCTAATTCCCACCCTCTTAAATAATTATTCCAAGCAGTAGATAAAAACTTTCCGGAAGATGATTTTGGAAAGTCGTCGTGATTTATAATCAGATTTGGTATTTCTTTTTTGTATTCTTTAATGCGATTATCATTACGATTGTCGCAAGTCATCATAATATATTTAATTTCCATAATTATTTAGATTATATTTTTTTTGGTTTTTAATTTCTGCTCTATTAATAAGTCCTTGATTTTCTATTTCATCATTCATAATAAAGTATTGATACTCGCCTATTTCATAATAAGTAAAAAAAGTTCTAAAAAAAGGTTTCTTAATACCTAATGCCCTTATAGCTTTACAAACTTTATAAAACAAATTTTCATCAGTCCAAGTTTCTTTTAAAGAATATTGATGTGGTAACTTTTCATATTTTTTTGATGAAGATGTTTTCCATTTAGCATTTAATAATAGTTCGTTTAATTCTTCTTTATTCATTATAAATTATTTAAGCATTGCTCTATTTTAATTATTTTATCAATGTCTTTAATACGACGGATTCTTTCTATAAGTTTTTCCATATCGTTAGCCGTAAGCATTTCTCCGACTATCTCATAGTAACACGATTTTACTAAAGCATTGTATTTTATAACCTCATCGAATCTCTTGTATAAATTTATCATACTCGCGTGTGTGCCAATAGGCGTTCCACGTTCTTCGAAGTATGTCGCAATCATAGTCCAACCGATGTAAAAGTCGTCTTTCATTATTTTAACTACGATACTTCTTGCGTCGCAATAATCTCTTCGTCTAGTATGTTTAGTACAATCTATTCCTAAATACTCATTGACTAGCGATATAACTTCCTCTATTGAATCTTTGTGCTTCATAACGTCCCTTCGTATATGTAATCGTCTAGCGATTCAGGTTCTGCAAAAAACTTTCTATATAGTTCTATTGCGTTTCCTACTTCTTCTTTACCTCGTAGGTAGAATTCTTCTGAGCATTTAAAAACCCCTATGTCTAGACTCTTTTTGTCGATACATACAAAGGTAAAATTTTCGTAGTCAATCCCAAACAATTCACAATATATGTAAACTTGATTATAATATTTCCATTTCTGAGCTGAAATTTGAAAATTCTTTACGTCGGTCGTAGTCTTTAAATCTACTATTCCATTAGAGTTTAATAAAACATCTGCTTTTGCTCTAAAAGGTATGTCCTCTATTACACCTATTTTTGGTACTTCGTATTGAGCATCGACTATATATTTTTTAACATTCTCGTTTCTATGAAAGGCATCGACTAATCGTTCTGCGTCTTGCTTTTCTTTAATTGTGAAAACATTTTCGTGATACGCCTTTGCTTCTTTGTAAGCCTTAGTGTTCTTTGACTGTACGTTTACAAAAACGAATTGATTAATCTTCTCCGGTTCAAGTATCATAGTGTGAAACAACTGACCGTCGCGCATCGCTTGACTTGTAGCCTGACCGTACTTTGTAATATAGTGATACGTCTTAGGACTGTCGAGCAATAACTTACAAGAACTACTACTTAAAGCTACCTTTCCTAAGTAGCCGTAGTAAAACTCATCTTCGTACATATTGTCTTCTAGCTCTTTAATATTATGTATTGAGCCGTCTAGTAGTTTTATTGTTTTCATTTTTTTAAGTCGTTATTTATTTCGTCGATAAACTTTAAATATTTTTTATATTCGTGTTCTTCGTCTTGTTTTAAAGCTTGTTTTGCCATTGTATATAAAGACGGTATATCTTCTAATAAAGATTTTGCGTCCCATTCTATATGCATTTCTTCTGAATTATCGTAGCCAATACTTCTTATGTGTACAATTCCGGCGGAAGAATATAACTCTGTTGTTCTTAGAATAAATTCTTCTTTTATTTTATTTCTCTCCATATTAGATTGTGATATAGTTTTAATGCTTTCTCTGAGTCAAACTCTTTATTGCTAGGATTTATGCCTAGACTATTTAAAAAGTTTTTTATATCTCTAGTATAGAAGTAAAAGTCCCAAGGTATCGCATTTAGATAGTCGCTAAACCTTTCTTGATTATCAGGTAGACGTTTCATATTGTACGGGTGGTTTGCAACCCTTACAAACTCATTTAATACTCTCTTTTTTGCTTTTGCAAAATCTGAGTAGTTCATATCGTTTTCGTCGTAGACGCACTCTAAAATGTGCGCCTTTATCTTCTCTCTTACTTCTTTGCTATTACTTCGCATAAGTCTCAACTAGATTTTCTATTTGATTTACTAACTTCTGCCGGTCATTACCCTTTAGTCCGAAGTATCTTTTGACGTCTGTTACGAACCACATTCGGTGCGGTTTCATTCCTCTACTCCATAGTTTAAGGTCTCGTCTTGAAACTATCAGATTGTAGATTGCGGTGTGCATTGGCTTACCGTTTACGTTTACGGTTTTCTCGTTTGCTAGTTCTTGTAAGAACGGTGTAATTTCTGTTTTCATTTCTCTGTTATTAGTGAGCGTTTACTATTTATGTTTTGAGTCCGGACTCGGTAACCACTTACGTTAGACTGCTATTTTTCGTATAGCTACGATTTTCGGTCTTACTTATCTGCCTACTCATTACCTATACAATATACAAATAATTAACGAATTATCAAAATCTGTAAGTAATTATCTTGGATATAAATCTTCCCAACCGTCTATTGAATTTGGATAGGCATAAGATTTCCTGATAACTTTTTCGTATTCCTCTACGTAATAATCGTGTTCTTTAAAATCTTCTTTAAGGTCTTTGCAGTATGTTTCTGCATTTTTTCGGGTGTAAAAATCGTCGGTGTTTATCTCGCCTTGTCCGTAATCATTGACCCACATTACTCGGTATCTTATTTCTGTTTTCATATTTTTGATATTGTATCTTTCACTTAAACTGTTGTGCTTTGATAAAAAATTGCGGATAGTCTTGTTTTATTGTTTCTACGTTTAAACAGTCCCCCATAAAAACATCTATTGGTCGGTTTTTGCCGTCTTTATAGATTTCTAAATATGGTACTGTATCGACGTTTTCGTATTCGTAATTTATTTCTAAATCTCCGACTTTCATTCTTTTTATTTTATTTACTACTTTTTGTAATTCTCTGTCTAGTTTTCTCATTTTTTAGATTTATTCGTTATCGTATATGTAACATTCTCGGCTACAAAAACCTTTATAGCTTACGTTTGGTGCGCAACAATGTTTGCACTCAGGCTCTTCTTTAATATCGCTTTCTTCTTCAAAACAATATTTACAATCTTCTACCCAATCGGTGTCGTAGAAGTGATGATGATTTTCACAATATTCTATGCTCATTATATTCCTAGTTTATGACTTCTTTTCATTTGATATATTCGACCTAAAGAATAGGCTGAGTGTATATACTTGCATTTAATTTTCACGTTATAACTTTCTATTATTTCGTCTTCTAATTTATCAAAAACAACTTCGTAATCTATGTATTCTACCGTGTGTTCTAATGATTTACACGCTTCAAAAATCATATCTACTTCATCTAGATTGTCTAATCTTACTACTAATACTTCTGTGTTCATATTATTGGTTTTAAATTAATATTCTGTTCTCTGAGTTTCTGTATCGCTCGGTTTCTGTCTTTGCGCCACATACTGATTTGTTGGTCGTACTGACGTTGTCGCTTTTGCATCGCCATTACATATAGTGAGATTTCGGTAAAAGCCGTATGTACTTTTATCATATCTTCGGTAGGCTTTGCGTCTAGCCATTTAGTAAGAATGGTGTGCATTTCTACAAAGTTATTGTGATAAGATAGTTCCTCGATGTCGAGTACGTTATTCGGTTTTGGGCTTATGTATTCCATTATCTCTGTTTACCCTAAGATACAAAATACTAACGGTTTATGCAAATCTGTAAGTTATTTTTTTCTGTTGAAGTAATCGTCCCACAAACGTTTTTCGTCTTTATCATTTATGTTTATGATACTAGCTAAATTCTCTTTAAGCATATAAACCTCTTTGTTCTTGTGTCCCTGACCCCAAAAGCTAGTTCTTGGCGCATATACATTTTGAGAACCATCTATGTCAGACATATCAATATCGTTTAACCAAAACATATAGTTGCCTTTTGGGTCGGCTACAAAATACAGTTTTACGATTTTATCGTTTAAGGACATTAAATAATCGTACTTAGATTTTTCTATTAATTTAGTATCGTAGTATTTATTCCGGAACTTCATTTCCATTACACATTTGTGGCCTTTCGGCGTGTAGCCTATCGCATCGTATCGTTCCATTGTGTCGGTAGGTTCTAGTTCCCAACCGTCAAAATTTAAAATCATTATGACCGCTTTCTCCCAATTCTCTACATTTTTTATATTCATCTATATCTAGGTTTCGGCTGAGTCTCAAACATAGTGTTTAATTCATTTATCCATTTCTCTATTTTACGCTTACTCTTTTTTGGACTACAAGAACAAGGTATTGCAAATACGTGATTAAAATACTTTGCGTGTAATTTAGATATTAATTTTATTTCTTCTTTACTTATTGTCGGTTCGATGTTCTCCCTAAAAGCTAACCAACTGTACCAATCTTTTTTATCCATTATTTTCGTTTAAATACATTATTTAAATCTTCTTTTCTCTTATCGCAACCGCAATCGTTTCCCCATATTTTTTTGACTAACCATTTAATACCGGTGTACGTCGTAATAAATTCAACGATGTTTCCTAATTTTATATTCATTTTTTAAATCCTTTTTTATGTTTTTAATAGTATTATAAAGTGAATAATATGATATTCCTGAGTCTCGGCTAAATTGTGAAATACTCTTGCCCTCTATAAATACCTCTTCGAATATTTTACGTTTGTAAAAAGCACCAAATTGTTTGTTTGTGTATTCTTTTACGCATTCAGATGTAAGATCTATATAATCTTGGTTTAATAAGTATTTTTCTATTACCCTAAATTTGTCGTAATCTATTTCTTTCTCCGGAATTATATCGTCTTCTGTTTTGTCGTAAGTTTCTAAAGGAATTATTTTTATTCTTTTCTCGTTACGTTTTAAATCTAAAAACATATTCTTTAAAGTAACGTATATAAAAAAGTAATTTATCTTTCCGGTGTCTTCAAAAATGATATTTTTTTTACCGGACTGAACATATTCATTAACTTTTAAGTACATTTCCATTACAATATCCTCTGCCGTATCTTTATTGCAACCGAAACTAATGGTGTAGGATAACCATAACTGATGCTGACTAGATAGGGACTCTAATGTATTCACGTTATCAATTTAACGAAAAATTTATAATTATTGTATTTTTTATAACATTATGTATAATTGCATTAAAACGCAACATACACGAGCATTATGTGCAATTTTTTTTATTGTTTCGCTCATATCTAAAACATACGTTGCATTGGTTTTCACATTGTTTACTTAGCTTTCCTTTTTTATCCCAACAAAAAAACTGTTCAGCTTCGCTCACATAACAATGTATAACACTAATAACTTTTTTCATCTTTTTTTGTTTTTTAAGGTTATAGGCGGTTTAGGTGTTGTGTTTCCTGATGGTGTTTTATCAAAAATCATATAGATAAGAATAACTAACAAACCAATAGCAAACACGCCACCTACTAAAACAAATCCTAATACTTGTATATTCATTTTTTTATTTTTAGAACAACCAAGCTCCAAGTGCAAATCCTATTGCAAACACTATCGCAAATGGTATAAGTAATTTATTAAACAACTGTTTTCCTACTTCTTTTGCTATTTCATTTCCAAATGACATAATTTTATTTTTTAAAAAGGTCTCTTGATTGACTTCATTATATCCTGACCGTCTATTTCAAAACCTACGTTATTAATTAATGATTTTAATCTTATTGGTTCGTCCATAGGTGTCGGACGACCGCCCGTTTCTATTTCTTTTACCTTTCTTACGTGAAGATGACTTTGCATCCACTCGTTAGGGTGTTGCGTATATCTATGTATTACGATAAAATCATCTGCTCGGTTTACGAATTTACCCCCGCCCTCTACGTCTGAAGCCATTGGCGGTATCGGATAACCGGCGTATTCGTGTCCAATTGGGTGTTTGAATCTTAGTGCTTGTGTGTTTGCGTGTGTACATAACCATACGGTTTTTTTATGTGTCTTACAAAACATTCGTATTTCGGTCGTAGCCTGATAATCGTATTCGTGTCCGCCGACGCTTTTCATTAGTTCAGTCTCTTTGATTAAACTGTTATACGGGTCGATTAAAAATCCGTCGTATTTCCACGCATCGCTCACTTGACTACCTAGCCTGATTATATCTCTATAAGTATACATTTTCTCATTAGATATAAATTTAAAATTTTCGTCGATGTAATCTGACGTCTCTTCGAATTCAGCCTTACTTATTAGATGTAGTGGTTTTTGTCTCAGGAACTCCATTAGCTTACGTATTATGCTATGTGCTTCGTTTTCGCTAGAAAACACGAGCCACCTTTTGTTATGCTTTAGATTATACATTAGCATTAAATAGAGTATTACTGTCGTCTTACCTACGTTAGCGTGTCCTAAGCATATATTAAAGTTAGACTCCTTAAAACGTATGTAGTTATCAATTTCCGGTATGTCTAGACCTAACCCTTCCGGTATCTCTCCGGTACGCAGTTTGTCTAGATGTGCTAGTTGTTCTTGGTATTTTATTATCATTCTCTGTGTTTTATTTAAGATACAAAAAAAAGGGGTCTTTTACAACCCCCTTGATTAGAACGGCACTTCGTCGTCCTCTTTTTGTCTTTGTCTGTCCGGCATATGCTCGGACGCTTGTACTTGCGGTTTTGGTGTAAAAGGTGTAAACTTACAGTACATTTTCTCTCGGTCTTTTTTAGTCCGTAAAACTTCTATCTTTATAAACCCTTTATTTTGTTTTATGTAGTCGCTATTCTTATTTAGAAACTGCTTAAACTGTTCAGAATTTATATTTAGTTCTGCCACGATAAAATCATATTTACCGCCTTTAGCAAAAACTCCGTCTAAAAATTGAGTATCATTATCCATTATTTACCCAATTTAATAACATCTCTGCGTCGTTTATTACGTCTTGGATAGTTACACCGCCTTTCTGAGCGTTAAACTCGCTAGACGCTTTAATACACGTTTGACGTATGATTTGTTGGTCTTTTCCCATTCCACCCCCGAAAGAAGGTTTGCTAAAGTTTTGTTGTTGCTGAACTAACTTTGCGTTTCCGTATTGAGCATTTGTTACCTCGTAGTCAATTTCGTCTCCTACGTTGGCTTTAAAATTTCCTTTGCTAAAGAATGTAAACTGTTGCCCGTCGGCTAACGTTACTTTGTTTTTAGTTAGGTCTTTGAACATTCCGTCCGGTTCGATAAATTGTACTTTACCTTTTTTCATTGTCTTAGTTTTAAATGAATAATTTGCCTTGCTCGTCAAGGACTTCGTATTGTGCTTCTATAAATTGTATGTAGTTTTCTTGCTCTTGTACCTTTTTTTCTAAGGCCTCGATTCTAGCTAGGTAGTAGTCAATCATATTCTTCTGTTTACTACAAGATACGAAAATTAATTAGATTATACAAAGAACGTCCTCGATTAAAAGGACGTTCAAACAGAGAATTGATGTTGGCTAAGACGCCAAGTTGTAAATATACAAAATTTATTTTAAAAGAGATTTGTTTAGTTGTTTATAATAGTCTAACATTTCTGATAATTCAGCCGTACTATATTTTACAGTCTGAGACGCTTTATGATGTAATTCGTCGGCAGTACCTATGCCGTATTCGAAGTCTAGTATTTTACCAAATTTAAACTGTTCGCCACTCCTGAAAATATTACAACCGGCGCATTGTACTTGAACGTTTATAGAATCCCACCTAGTCGAATAATGTTTACGAGATTGAAAATGTCCGGCTTGTAATTTCTTCCAATGGTCTTTTTTACCACAAGTATAACATTGAGCAATACCATTTTTGCTCTTACGGTTTCTTATGTATTTTGAAAATTCAGTATCTAAAAGACTAACTACTTTACTTCGGCTACGTTTTTTTCTTTTCATTTATCTCTGTTGTATAATAGGAAATGCCCTAAGTAAAAATCTATTTTCTTTATTAGACTAAATATATAGTTGCTTGTTTCTTTATTAGACCGCCGTTCTTTCTTCGTCGAATCAATACCGCTATTACAGTATATGTTTGAATTAAGTTCTAGTAGACTATCTATTTTTCTTTTTTTAGTGTAAGATGTGTAAGAATATATCTTGTCGGCTTGTTCTCTGTAATTCATAAAATAATAGTTTTTTGGCGTATAGTCCTACGACGACGCCCTATCGGTTTTGGTCTTACGTCCTAGTTCTAGCTAAGGTAGTCAATTTTTTTGAGATTGTCAAGTCTTTGATTAACAGACCTTTAAGACTCTTTGGTTATTTTAATCTGTTTGGATATTTTCTCTGCGCTTCTGCCAATTACATATCCACCAATCCCTAGTTGTAGTAAATTCCAAAACTCGTCTTCTAACTCAGGTATTCTTAAATCAAATAACGGTGCTACGAATTTAACATAAATAACGATAAAACCAAAACTTAGCATTAAAATAGGTCGCCAACTTCTTTGCAACCAATTTCCACTAGCTTCAGCCACAATTATATCGGTCTGCATTTTATAGAGTTCTAACTCTTGTCGCTTTAATACTTTAATTATCTCGTTTTTGGCGTTTATACGTTCCTCATCGTTAGTAAATATATTGTCGATGACTTTACCTATCTCTTTTATTACACCGCCTGAAAACCAATTTAAAATCTTTTTCATTAAAATCGAATGCTTATGTTTTCGTATTCTGTTTTTGCGTCAAAACTCGGACAATCCTTTGTGCTAAAATCTCGATGTCCGTAAACTATTCCGCCGTAAGTGTCTTTTAATTGACAAAGCAAATCTATTAAAGATTCTTTCTGCTCTTCCGTTCTAGTGTCTTTAGTTTTTAAGTCTTTGTCTAAACCACCGGCGTAACAAACTCCAATACTATCCCAATTATGGCCTTTAGTATGTGCGCCCGTTTGCTCGACCGGTCTGCATTCGTGTACTTCTCCGCAAATATCAATAAAAAAATGATAACCAATATCTCGCCAACCCCTCTCTTTAACGTGCCACTTATATAAATCTTCAGTCGTTACTTCTCGTTCTTCAGGTGTTGCCGTACAATGAACAATAATCTTATTTATCTTTCTCATCTTTATTCATTAAATACCACCTCTGAGCCGTATATCCAATCGATACTGCCAAAAGAATTATCTTTAAAATATCGTCCATATTAGTTAGAGACAAAGTAAATGTTGTAGTGTTTAAAAAAAATATTCTAATGTCTTCTAGACTCATCTTTCTTTTTCTTTAAGTAGATAATCAATTTCTTAAAATTATCCGGTTTTACTTTATACTCCTTTTTTTTCATATTTTATTTTCTTGATACGGTACGCCGAAAAATGAATGTGCGCCCTCTCCTTGTACGTTTATTTGATAGGTAGACCAACCATAAGGATTTTGAACTCGGTTTAACCAAAGTACGTCTACTGAGTATTTATCGCTATAAACCGGCGGTGTTATCTCTTTTCCGTCAGGGTCGTAAGTTCCGGGTGTAATAATCAAAAAACCTAACTCAACTATTGAGTCGTATAAATCAGGATAATAAACGCCGTCTATTTCTTCGCCTAACGCTTCAATTTTTTTCTTAGCCTGATCTTCGCTATTAAATTCGTATTTGCCTATTTTAATTGTCATATCTTATCTATTAAAAGTAATATTAATGGCGTAGCTACGGTGTATAAAAAATCTACAAAGCTAAATAACGTGGAATTTATTTTGTCGTAGACCTCTTTAATAAAACCAATAGAAACCACTAATATAAAAGTTAATGTTATTTCGAATCCTAGTCCTAGAAAAACATACGAAATCAAACTTCCGTAAAAGAAATGTAATAATTTGTCGTTTGGAATACTTGCCAATTTTTTTAGTAATTCTTTCATATCGTTGTTAAATTAATTAGTTCATCATCTGTTAATGCTTTATCGTAGATTTTTATATCATTAATTCTATGCGTCATAAAAGGTGTAGATAATATAAAATTGGTAAGTGTAGTAAAATTACTCGTTATGGTGTGTGTGTCTACTAAAGCACCATTGATATATGTTAATATAGTAGTTCCGTTACAACTCCAAGCTATTTTACCACCATTTTCAAAGTCTACACTTGAACCTAAAAAATCTGCGTCTGGTGTATAATACAATCTAATTCTGTTACTGCCTTGACCATATAATCTAAAAGGATTCATATTGTTTAATGTAGTCCCACTTGTTAAGACTCCATCATAAGCTAAATATATACTTCCAACATTATCGTCAAATAAACCGTTTACGTTATTTTTAACAGAAGATTCTTGCGCTCTTGTTACTGTTGTTCCACTTGTAGGTATGTAAGATGTTGCGTATGATAATTCTTCTACTTGCATACCCCAAACATAATCATTTTGACCACTTGCACCTGCATCTGTACTTCCATTAGCATCACATATTCCTATAAATACTTGATTACCACCTGTTGCTTGGGTAGCTACAAAAGTATTAGTACATCTATACCAACCATTCCCGTAATCTTCAATAGTTGCTGAAGTTGAATTAACTGTACCAACAACACCATTCTCTAAATCGAACCAACACCCTGTTGAACCACTTGAAACGTGTGCAGTTCTTATCCAATCATTATTTCCTTTTTTAGCAAACACCGAAAAAGTATAAGTATTTCCTATTGTAAAAGTCAAAGTACTGTCATCAATAAAACAAGAAGTAGCATCAGTCGATTGAATTAAATCAGCGTTTTGAGTACCATCAGGAGATGTTGTTATATTGATTGTTGTTGCTACACTATTCGCTCCCCAATTAGAAGCACCACTTACATCTTCACTATAATCAATAAAATTAGTAGAAATTGGTTCAAGTAAAAAAGCACCTTTATCTGTTGTTGTGTATGCAGTAACTTTCTTGATAGATATACTATTTAATGTAAAAGGATTATCTACTAAATTTACCGGAGCATATATTCTATTTACGGCACCATCGACACCTACAACTGTAGTTATAAATTTAGTTACTCCATTAGGAAAGTCCGTATAATTAAATACTCTTGTTTGCCCGTTTCCGCTTGTAACTCTAAAATTAGCATTACCACTTGCTATACTAACATCTACCGTTATCTCGTATTGCTCTCCTACAACAACATCAAAAGCTTCTGTTAAAAGAAACCCACTTGTAGTATCATCAAAAAACCACTTACCATTAACTAAACTCCAAGAACTTGAAGGCGAACTTATGGCGCTATAATCAATCAACTCATTTCCTAAAACAGCTACATCAAATGTACTACCCGTATAATCTATTCGTGGTACGTCATCTTCTAATACTTGTTCAACTGACACGTTGTCTATTGAGCCATTAAACGCAGATGAGGGAAACCTTAAAATACCTTGAGTATTAGTTAATGTTATGTATTCTGTGTAAGTACCATTTGCGCTTCTAAGAGTTCCGTTCTCATTACTTGCTCCTGTAAATCTAAACCTTATATCTCCACTAACGTAATTTAAAACATCGAATGTTACCTTGTAGGTTTCACCACTTAAAAATGTACCACTTTGGTCTAAATTACTTGCAGTCCCATTACTTGCAGCCTTACCATCTTCAATATTCCAACCTGTTCCCAAAGTCCAATCATCATTTGGGTCTACTTGTTTAACTGATATGTTGTCTATTGAGCCTCTAAATGCATTTTGATTAAATTGTAAATATGCCTGAGTACCATTACTTGTTAAACAAACAGTTTTTACTCCAACAGTTGCAGAATCTAAAGTAACAGTTCCAAATGCTGAACTACCACCTGCAAGTCTAAAATTATTTCCATTTGTTGTAACAACTTCATATTGTAATTTATATGTTTTAACTGTTAAAGGAATTCGGTCATTATCTGACCTTAAATAACTCTGTGTAGATGTTAGTATTTCAGCAGTTCCGTTTACTAAAGTCCAATCGCCACCAAAATTCCAATCATTTTCGCCATTTTCAAAATCACCGTTTATAACTCTTTCAGAACCTAATTCATCAAAAGAACCATTCTGAATTAAATCTGAACCTAAATCTGTAACCGTTTCTATTAGTCCGAACTCATTAACTCTTGTTCCAAAAGATGCTCTAGTAAAAGTAAAGTCTGTTGTTATTAAATCGTACTTTAATTCAAATGTAGGCTGAAGTCCTCCTATTATATTTGTTTCTCCACTAGGAGATAAACCGTAAATACTTCCCCAACTAATTGAATTGTTAGTCGAACCTCGTCCCCATTGGTTTGTATTATTTGCAGAGCCTTGTCCCCAACCGATTGTATTTGCCATTATTCTGTTAGTTTAATTATATCGTCGTTTGATAGGTTTGTATTATAATATCTAAAGTCTGAGATTCTACCTAAAAAATTATCGCCTGAGCCGTCCGTAAAACCTATGTTTGTCATTCCTGACATATCTATTCTGCCGGACGTTTGAGACGAAGCTAATTGTCCGTTTACATAAATATCAATTCCATTGCTAGTAGATACTATTCCTATTTTTAATTTATAACCCCAAGTACCATAAAATATATTATAGTTATTTACACCGGAACCTCCAACTCTATTAGTCACTCTAACCTCTTCACTACTTTCAATATTCATTATTCGTAAGTTATTGTCGTCGTCTCCGTCGTTTATAGATATACAACCAAAACTAAAATTCAGGTCTGTGTAATCAGCATTAATAAACAAAGTCCAATCGTCTGACGTTACATCTATTGTTGTTAAATCGGTTATTCGGTCAATCGCTCTAGTCGTAGCCGTTCCTAATAAGCTTGGAATATAACTCGTTGCTTTTGTGCTTTGCTCTAGTTGTGTACCCCATAAAATAAAAGAATTAGTTCCGTCTCTTGTTATATTAGGAAATCCAACTCTTAAAGCTATACTTGTATCTGAGCCACTCGTCCACGTTACATAGACTTTATACCAATCATTTGAAATTAATTCTATATTTCCAGTTTCACTATTTAAAGGTGTAAATGTTTTAGTGCTTAAATCAAAAGTACCACCTCTTATTGCGTCATCATTTGCAGTTTTAATTTCGACTATATTATTAGGATTTGGTTTTAAAAAACAACTAAAAGTATATACAGTCGTAGCATTTATTGAAATACCATTTTTTTGTATTCTTACATTTCCTGAAGCACCACCATTACCATCATCTGTTAATGTTGTTGCATTTGCAAGTCCACTCGGACTAATTGCACCAAAAGTGTCTGTTGAAAAAGTATTAATCCACCCACTAAAATCTTCACTATAAGTGATTAAATTTGTAGACGCTCTTTCCATTAATAATTCAGGACAACCACTTTTACTGTAATCTAGTCTAGGTATGTTTGCGTCTAAAGTTTCTATTAAGCCGTCTTCATTAATTCTAGTTGCTTCCGTAGTTCTAACAAAAGTAAAATCCCCCAAACCGTCATTTGGGACGACTGAGTATAATTTACTCGTTTTATAACCGCTTGGTATTGTTGCTAATTTTATCATAAAACCCAACCTACAAAATTTGCATTTCTATCGGGGTACATATCGTCGTTTGTACCGCTAAAGTATTCCGGAAATGTGGATTGATTAAAACTCATATAATCTATAAATCGTCTCGTATAAAAGTCTGCGAAATTTCTATGCTTTTGCGTTAAGAAATCTGTTTCATCTTTTGAGACACTATCCGACGTTTCGCTTTTATGTTTAAATAAACCGCCGTTTTTTACCTCGTAAGACGCAAACGGTAAATAGTCTACCATAGCAAAATGAATAAGCATAGGCTGAACGTAGTCTTTAACTAAATCTAGATATGGATTTGTAAGATTACCGGCGATAACATCTGCTTCTATTTTATCGTATAATGCCGAGCCTAAATAGTTTTGAATATGCATTTCTTGTGCAATCTTAATAAACTGTATAAACTTGTCAGTATCTACGTTTCCGTTTAGAATCGTGTGTTTAGCTAAATCTGTTCTTGTTATAAATAGTCCGGTCGCCATTATCTAGGGTTTTTATATCCGTTATTTTCCATATCCGCCGGTCTCTTTGCGACGTCTTTATCGTTTACCGGAAACTTTGCTTCTTTTCTTAGACTCGGGTCTAGTTCATTTATCTTTCTTATAGCTTCCTTTACACTTATACGCTTGTTGTTTTTTCTAATATAGACTCTTCTCATCCAAAAATGCTTACAATTTGCACCGCCTTTATATAGCCAAATATTATATGTTGATTCTCCTTTGGCACTTAATTCTGAGTTGTCGCCACTTTGTTTGTCTAAGTCCTCTTTACGATAAACCTTACCGGCATCTACCATTTTTCTGCAAAAATCTCTACTGTTAGCCGAAGCCTTATCCGGTGCATAAACGTATCGTACTTTAAATAGTTTTGTGTCTTGTTCGCTTTTACGATTTGGACTGCTAGAGACTACACTAGCTAAATTTAAAGAACTGTTTAATAAGTCGTCATTTTTATTAGCCGGTCTTTCGTCTATAATTTCATAATCAGACAAGTCTTCTTGTTCAATATTTAAAATGCTCTCTAATAAATCTGCTCTCAGTTGCTCTACGGCTTCAATAGGAACGCAATTAGGGACTTCTTTGCCGTCTTTAATCTTTGTGCCTATTTGCTCGTAACCGTCCCAACAAGGCTCTTTTAAATCAGTCGATAATTTTTGACCGGTCTGTTCTTCGACCTCTTCTTTAGTGATTGCATTTTCTAAGTCTGCAAACTCTAACGGTTGTAGTGTTTTAAAGTATAATTGTAAAGCAATACCATTTACGGCTAATACTTGCTCAAAGCTTTTTAATAATAATTCCTGAAATGGTCTTATTACGGTATTATCCATTAAAGTAGATGCCGTCTCAATTTCGTCTGCATTATTACCGAATCCACTATCGTCTTTAATTCCTAGTAACATTGGCGAAATAACTCTATGCCCGACCATTAATTTACGCATACATTCATTACTTAAAAATTCGTATTGTTGATGTGCGTCAGATAATTGAACCGGCTCTATACTACCGCCTTGCTCTGAACTATCATTAAAATTTAAGATAAAACGTCCGGCATTACTACTTCCGGAAAATTTATCTTTAATCTTTCCCTCTATAATTTGTTGAGTTTCTTCGTCCGGAACTCCATTGTTAAAATTAATTAACATAGACGGCGCAAGGCCATTCATAATATTGTTTAAATGGTAGTTTGCTATTTCGCCCTCTAATTCTGCGTATTGTAATGCGCCTTGATAATCAACCGGTGCGTAATATTTAAAACCGGCTCTGTAAGGTTTTATGTAGCAAATCTCAATAGACTCAGAACTTGTACCAAAAACCGGTATTCTAGTTAGTTCGTCTCCTTTTCTGTATTCCGTCCAATCATAATAATAGTAATACGCTTCTACTTCTCCGTCGTCATTACATTTTTCTGATCTTAAAGTCTCTACGGGAAAGTGTTCTAATTGAACTATTTTGCTATGGTCTGCGTTATAAATAACTTGGTAGGCACATTGACCCATTAGTTTTAAATCAGAACACAATTTCTTTACACAATCGTCTTTTAGTAAGACTTTCATTTGAGCGTACTCGTCCGGCTTTCTATTACTATTTGTTGCGTCTAAGCCTTTGCCAAAAATTAAGTCGCTTATTCCCGTAATAATTGCGTTGTTAGTCGGACTCCCTAAATATTGGTCTATTAAATACTGAAAGTAATTATTGTCTTCCCCGTAGCCAATCCATTCTTGATTACGAACCTCTTTAACCTCAGGTGTCGTGTATGTGTTTAATTGTACGAATCTCATAAAACTATGTAATCGTTATTGTTAGTATTTTCTGCAATATACTCATCTTTATTTATAGTATAATAATCGTTATTAGACTGATTAACTGTTTGAGCCGTTGCAAATGCTCGGTCTTTATAAATTGTATCGCTAGAAGATTGATTTATCATTTTAATATCGTAAAAATGACCCTCTTTTAAAAATGTTGAATCAGTTATTTGAAAAGTTAATTCGCTAAAATCATTTGTAGCCGTAGGTAAATTGTAATTAGCGTCTGAACTAGAAAAATTAAAAGTCTGTATCGCGTTTGTTTGGTCGTCTCTAAAAGATACCGTTATAAGTGTAGCCGTATCTCTCGGAACAAACTTTATAGTCTGAGCATTTGTATTTGGTAATATAGTGTACAATGTCTTATTTTAATATATAACGCTTTAATTTCCTTTTTTGTCAAAAAAAAGACGTACCCCCTCAGATACGTCCTTCTAACTTAAAACAAAACAATATTAAATATCGTCGATTGTGTCTGCGCCTATATTTGCGGTAACTAAAGCACTATCTACAAAATAAGCCGGTATTGGCTCCATTCCACTCATAGTTAAATTGTAACCTGATAAATCTCCCATAGCAGTACCCGTTGAAATAGTACCACCGGTTGCATCACAACCATATTTTAGTCCGGCTAACAAAAAGTTACCGTTATTGTCTTCTAGTACAACGTGCGGTCTGCCTTTAGCCAAATCATTAATTTCTGTTTGAGTTTGTGGACTCAATTTTGGAAAAATAGCCGTTAATACTTGCTCGTAAAAAAGAGTTCCGTTTTCTCTAGACGCCGTAATAGTTTGTTCTAAAGACGTATTTCCTTT